CCAGGCGGCATGGTGCTAAGGATGCACTCAACTATTTCCTCCAAAGCCCCGTAGGGCAAGGAGTTAGTATTGGGAAGGTGTCTTTAGCATGATGCTTGTCAAGCACCGTGCTATGCTCGTTTCCCCATTAACTGGGCATACATTTCAGGAACCCCTTTCAGGGGAGCTACTGAGATGAAGATACTCAATGAGAGCTTCAGTCTGTCGATCCTAAACATGGGTAGAGATTCTAATGATACTTTCTAAAAGAACTCATCCATGTTCGGCAGATCATCGTCATCGTCCTCGGGCTTGACCACAGGGGGAGTTTCCACTTGGCCTGTTACTTGTTTATCAACAGGTACGGGCATTTGCTCGAGCACGGTCGTCGAAACGACCTTACCTTTGCTGATTTCACCGTATGGATCCCGCCCCTCTGCAGCAACCTCCGCAGGAGTCATCGGAGCTGCCTTACTCCTTAGGCTAGACCAGTGTTTGTACACCGATGTCACCTTCAGAGCATGCGGATCGACCTCAGTCCTTACAGTTGCCTTTGTTGAAGGCAACGGGACCAGTCCCGCTTTCTCCACAGATCTCCATATCTGCGACAAGATTGCAGAGACTTGCACCAAGTTAAACTTGATGTTCAGTCTTTGTAAATGCGCCAGAGATTCCGAAGCCTTCGTTATGGAGGTCTCGGCTTCTAACATGGCCTTGTTTGCATGCCCATCAGTTATGACCGTTACCGGATCTTCTAACTTACGTTTGAAGAATAAATCTTCTTGGTAAGCTTCGAGAGATTCCAGAGCAGGCTGAACCAGGACACTCTGCACAGACTGGCAGAATGGCGAAAAGGCTGTCAGAGTATCCTCTGGGAGAGGACGACTCGTGTCAGCTGATTCCGACCATAGCCATTCCGGCCATGTTTTGAAGGCAAAACGAGAGCCAATAACGGGGTTCGTCAAAGTGACGGCAAGAGCTCGTGCCCGTCGGTTCATGTTTGACCAACGTGCAGTTGAGATGCCAGATGCCACCTTGAATCCAGCGCCAAGAGCCCTTAGGAAGTTGGACAGTGTTCCACGCTTGGACCAGGCCGCTAAGGCCACAGCTACAGACGCCTGCCCTTGGGCAGCCGCCCAGAACTTCGCCGGAAGCCCACTAACGTCCTCTCCTCGAAAGAAGAGGCGCTTCGCGAACTCCAAGCTCCGCCCTGTTGACACCATGGACTTTTGCAGTCCGATCTTCACGCGTAATAACCGGCACAACGCCCGGTACTTCCTGGCTACGCGGTCGTGAGCAATGACTACGTCATCACCTAGCACCGCGTATAGGACGAACCAACCCACAACCCCCGCGCGGTATGCGCTGTACTGTACCATTGCGTGATGTATTAGAGCAAGCATTCCCCAAGAGCTATAGGCTCCCATAGGCTGACCCGTTCCGTACTTCAAGAACCTTGATGAAAGTAGCAACCCCTTTGCTACCTTCTTAGGGATGGAGTAGGGACGTCCAACTAGTAGGTTAG